ATCTAAAACAGGAGCTGATGCTAAGAAAATGTTTACTGACAAAGTTGTACCTATATCGATTAATTATCCTTTCTTTTTTAGTCCTATTCAAGACGGTATGGATCGGCCAAAATCCGAGCTTGCATATAGAGTTCCAGCTTCTAAGTTCACTAGAAAGAAGATTACAACAAACGAAAAGCTAGAGGATTTAGAAGGATTAGATACAACTATAGACTGGAAAAATACAGGTGATAATAGTTATGATGGTGAAAAACTAAAGCTTTTAGTACACGATGAAAGTGGTAAATGGGAAAGACCCGATAATATATTAAATAATTGGCGAGTTACAAAAACATGTTTACGATTAGGTAGTAGAATTATAGGTAAATGTATGATGGGCTCAACATCAAACTCTTTGGATAAAGGTGGGGAAAACTTTAAAAAACTATACAACGCATCAAACGTTACTAAGCGAAACAGAAATGGACAGACAGCGTCTGGTCTATATTCTCTTTTTATCCCAATGGAGTGGAACTACGAAGGATTTATTGACGAGCACGGAAGCCCAGTCTTCAATACTCCGGACCATGATGTCTTTGACCCACAAGGAGAGTTAATAGATGTAGGCGTTATAGACAATTGGCAAAATGAAGCTGACGGTTTAAAGGGTGATCAAGACGCATTAAACGAATTTTACAGGCAATTCCCAAGAACTACTGAGCATGCTTTTAGAGATGAAACTAAAAATAGTATATTCAACTTAGTTAAATTATACGAGCAAATAGATTATAACGAAGAGTTATCATCAACACTACCTTTAACAAGAGGTAATTTCCAATGGGTTAATGGTGTTAAAGATTCAACAGTAATATTCTATCCAGATAATAAAGGTAGGTTTAAATTAAGCTGGACACCACCATTACAGCTACAAAACAACGTTATAATAAAAAACGGTGTTAAACATCCAGGCAATGGACATATGGGTGCTTTTGGTTGTGATAGCTACGATATATCAGGAACAGTAGATGGTAAAGGGTCTAAAGGCGCGTTACACGGCTTGACAAGGTTTTCAATGGAAGATGCTCCAGCTAACAGCTTTTTTTTAGAGTATTTAGCAAGACCACAAACCGCAGAGATATTCTTTGAAGACGTTCTAATGGCATTAGTATTTTATGGGATGCCTATACTTGCAGAGAATAATAAACCTCGTCTATTGTATTATTTACGAAGACGCGGTTACAGAGGTTTTAGTATGAACAGGCCTGATAAAGTGTGGAATAAGTTGTCTACAGCGGAAAAAGAAGTTGGTGGAATACCTAACTCAAGTGAAGATATAAAACAAGCTCACGCAGCTGCAATTGAAATGTATATACAAGATCACGTAGGTATGAATAAAGATGGATCGTTTGGTGATTGTTATTTTAACGAACTGCTAAACGACTGGGCTAAGTTTGACATAAATAAAAGAACAAAGTTTGACGCATCTATAAGTTCTGGCTTAGCTATAATGGCTAACAATAGACATTTATACGCACCAAATGTAAAAATAGAAAAACAAAAATTAAACATAAGTATTGCTAGGTATACAAACACAGGTAGTACATCTAAATTAATAAAATAAACATGGCTGAATCAGTTATAAGAAGTTATTTCCCTAGTCAAGTAGTTAGTGACGATGAAAAAAGAAGTTTTGAGTATGGACTCAAAGTTGCTAAAGCTATTGAAAACGAATGGTTCGTTTACGATAGAGGTACTAACAAGTTTGACTCACAAAGAAATGATTTTCACAGGTTAAAACTATACGCAAGAGGAGAGCAGTCAATACAAAAGTATAAAGATGAGTTGTCTATAAACGGTGATTTATCTTATTTAAATTTAGACTGGAAACCAGTACCTATTATATCTAAGTTTGTTGACATTGTTGTAAATGGTATTTCAGAAAGAACATACGATATAAAAGCCTACTCGCAAGACCCATATGGAGTTGCGAAAAGAACAAAGTATATGGAAAATATACAGGCTGATATGATTGCGGCTCAGTTAAATGATTTTGCGGCTGAAGCTTTTGGTGTTGATTTATACAAAAACAAAAAAGAAGAACTACCTGAAACACAAGAGGAACTAGATCTTCATATGCAGCTAACATACAAGCAGTCAGTAGAAATGGCAGAGGAGCAAGCATTAAATGTTTTGCTAGAAGGTAATAAATATGAATTAACTAAGAAAAGATTTTACTATGATTTAACAGTTTTAGGAATAGGTGCTGTTAAAACAAGTTTTAATACATCAGAAGGTGTTACTGTAAAATACGTTGACCCAGCAAACCTTGTATATTCTTATACTGAGTCACCTTATTTTGAAGATATATATTATGTAGGTGAGGTTAAATCAATACCTGTTAATGAACTTGTAAAACAGTTTCCAAACATGACCAATGCAGAGCTTGAAGACATAGTTAAAAACCCTGCGTACAACAATTCTAATTACGATGGTAACTTTGCAAACAGAGGTGGTATAGACCCTAATAAAGTTCAAGTTTTATATTTTAATTATAAAACATATATGAACGAGGTTTACAAAGTGAAAACTACTGGTAGTGGAGCTTCCAAAGCAATACCTAAAACAGATAAGTTTAATCCAGTTATAGACGAATCAACTAACTTTGATAAACTATCAAGATCAGTTGAAGTGTTATACGAAGGAGCTGTAATACTAGGTACAGATAAACTGTTAAAATGGGAGCTTGCTAAAAACATGGTTAGACCTAAAAGTGATTACACTAAGGTTAAAATGAACTATAGCATCGTAGCACCTAGATCTTATAAAGGTAGAATAGAATCTCTTGTAAGACGTATAACTGGTTTTGCTGATATGATACAGCTTACACATTTAAAAATCCAACAAGTATTAGCTAGAATGGTTCCAGATGGTGTTTATTTAGATGCTGATGGTCTGGCTGAAATAGATTTGGGTAACGGTACAAACTATAATCCACAAGAAGCTTTAAACATGTTCTTCCAAACAGGTTCTGTTATTGGTAGATCATTCACTTCTGAAGGTGATATGAACCCAGGTAAAGTGCCGATACAAGAGATAACAAGTGGTAGTGGTGGTAACAAGATGCAAGCATTAATTGGTAATTACAACTATTACTTACAGATGATAAGAGATGTGACAGGGTTAAATGAAGCAAGAGATGGTAGTACACCTGATAAAAATGCTTTAGTTGGAATACAGAAAATGGCTGCTGCTAATAGTAACACTGCAACAAGACATATATTACAAGCGGGTTTATTTTTAACACAAGATATTGCTGAACAACTATCTTTAAGAGTTTCTGACATTATAGAATATTCACCAACTAGAGAGGCGTTTATACAGCAAATAGGAGTTCACAACGTTGCAACTTTAGAAGAAATGAAACAGTTGCACCTATATGACTTTGGTATATTTATAGAGTTAATGCCAGATGAAGAAGAGAAAGCAATGCTTGAAAACAACATTCAAGTAGCTTTAGCGCAACAAAGTATAAACTTAGAAGATGCTATTGATCTTAGAGAGATAAAAAATGTTAAATTAGCTAATCAATTGTTGAAAATACGTAGAATTAAAAAACAAGCACAAGATCAGTTGATGCAACAACAAAATATACAAGCACAGTCACAAGCTAATATTCAAGCACAGCAAGCGTCTGCACAGCTTGAAGTTCAAAAAGAACAAGTTAAAACACAAAGCGAGGCACAGCTTGAGCAAATGAAAGCTGGTTTAGAAGCTCAAAAGCAAGCACAAGAAGTTGCTTACAAAAAAGAGTTGATGCAACTAGAGTTTCAAATGAACATGCAGCTTAAGTCTATGGAGGTAGAAGCTGTAAAAGGTAAAGACGAAATGAAGGAGAATAGAAAAGACGAAAGAACAAAAATACAAGCCACACAACAAAGTGAGCTTATAGACCAAAGAAAAAGTGGAAAACCACCTAAAAACTTTGAGTCCGCAGGTAATGATATATTAGGAGGCGGATTTGATTTAGGTGCTTTTGACCCTAGATAACAATTATTAATTATTATTATATTATATTATGGAAGAAAATGTAGAAAACGTAGCGGATAACGTTACAAAGCTAGACATGTCTCAACCTGTAGAACAACCAGTTGATGATAGTGTTACAAAATTAGATTTAAATAAACCAGAAAAACCAGAGGAAAATGAAGTTAAAGAAAATAA